CTATCGTACATATAAGTACGGTAACACTTGGGTTATGCTATGAACATTCTAGGGAACTAAGGAAATGACAAAGCTATTTTTTAGCTTGAAAATTTGGGAAGCCAAGACATCGATTGCAGTCATGAATATGCTAGTAGAGCAGGCTGAGGCAAACATTGGTCGTGCTTTCATTGACGCTGATCTTCCAGGTGCAGTCTCGGAAGATGAGTATGAAGACTATCATGAGGACGATGACGGTAATATATATAGGTACACTATACCATTTTTTACCTGCGGTTCATGTTCTGGACTAGATGCTAATGAAGTCAAGTCGAAATACAAACATCTGGTTTCACAACTTACTCGTCGTTCTGCATTTTTGACCATGTTCGGTTTATTCGAATACCACATGGTAGAGTGTCTAGATGTCATGGATAGATTGACTGGCGAGGTAACTGATAAAAGATTCAAAACGGTAGAAGACTGTCATAAACGGCTTACCGGATCTATAGGTGGCAAAGCCATCAGGAATATTGACCATCTTGTTGCTATCAGAAACATCATGGCACACAGCAATGGCGTAGCCAAAGACTATCATAGCATATTGAATTCAAACGTAAAAAAAACTCGTGAGATTAAAGCAATACTTCGAGCAATCAATGAAAATGCTGGTATTGCAGTAAATGCTTTTGATGAAGTTCTCATGGACGGTCGGTTTTTGAAATATGTTCTGGGTGAGTTTAATCGATATATAAGTGAGTTAGTAGCTTCCGTTAGCAGATACCAAAGCAGTATCAGTTAAGTTGCTATAGGTCTACAATATTTATATGAAGTGCAACCTATATACTGTTTGCATTGAGATGCTGGATAGTGAAGATGTTTAGATTCATTCGCATTATTTTTTACCTTCTATTGGTATTATGAGGTTCGTTACGAATACTCAACAGCTGATGAACCTAGCGATTTTAATTGCTAAAATAAGTAATTACTTACCTATTGTTTTTCATGTATAGTTCTTCCGGTTACTCACTTGAAAGGACTCAATATGGGAAACAAACATAAACAGGCACGTCGCGCAGCTCGCCAAGCGCTTAAGTCAAAATCGCGTATTGTCGGATACGAGATCGACACAATTATTGTAGACGAGCTGGCCTCCGCCGCCCCTGCTCTGCCCCCAAAACCGAAGCGTGACACTTCCCCCATAGAGGCACGCAATGAGGCCCAGGCCCACTATCTTATCTCCCTTGATAGCAAAGCACTGACGTTCGCCACTGGCGAAGCCGGCTGCGGTAAAACCTTCCTGGCGACGGCAGTCGCGGCACAGCGATTACTCGATAAGGAAGTAGAGCGAATTATCGTTACGCGCCCCGTACTGCAGGCAGAGGAGGATTTAGGCTTCCTGCCTGGCGATATGGCCGAGAAGTTCGCTCCGTTCTTTCGTCCCGTCTACGATGTGCTGCAGAAACGCCTGGGTGCTTCATTTCTCGAATACTGCCTAAAGCCAGAGGTGGCCAAAGTCGAGATCGCTCCCTTCGCATACATGCGCGGTCGCACCTTCGAAAACGCTGTGGTCATCCTCGATGAGGCCCAGAACGTGACGACGTCACAAATGAAGATGTTCCTAACTCGGATGGGTGAGAACGTAACGGTCATCGTGAATGGTGATGTAACCCAATGCGACTTGCCGGGTAATGTTAAATCTGGTCTTGAGGACGCCCTGCAGCGGTTCCGGCCATCTCGCCAGGTAGGGCTCATTGAGTTCACGGCCGAAGATTGCGTGCGCTCTGAGCTGTGCAAAGTGGCGCTTCAAGCCTATCTGTAAGGAAACAAAATGACTGACATGGAAATCGAAAAAGAAATCGTGGCCAAGGGAAAAACGGCCGCGCGAGTAACCCCAGAACGTATCCAAAGCGTTATCCGCGCCGAACATTATTTTACGGCCTTTGATGGCAGATCTGGCGCCCTGGCAAGTGGGACCTATGCCGGCAAAGAGGTGCCAGTTGCTGGCGACGCTGATCTTGAGTCGCTTAAATTACTGACGTTTTGTGTACTGGTGTTGGAGAACGGATTCATCGTTACCGGTGAATCAGCTTGTGCAAGCCCGGAAAACTTTGATCCGGAGATCGGTCGTAAGATTGCGCGCCAGAACGCAGTCGCTAAAATCTGGCCACTTGAAGGATATCTCTTAAAACAAAGATTTAACGAGGCAAAACAATGAAGTGTGTGATTTATGGCCGAGATAATTGCTCCTTCTGTAAGCGGGCAGTTGAGCTGGCGAAGCAGCTGCAGGGGCATGGATATGGCGAATATCAGTACATCGATATTGTCGCTGCCGGGATCGATAAGCAAAAGCTGAGTGGCATGGTTGGGAAGCCGGTAGAAACCATTCCCCAGGTGTTTTTGGACGATGTTCCTATCGGCGGTTACACAGAATTTGCTGCTTTCGCAAGCACTCTGTAATACAATACGGCTCCGTTTGGGGCCGTTTTGATTTGTCGCTTTTGATAACAGAGCGTACACTTAGGTACGAGCCATTTAGCTGTAAAGAGGTTTTATGCATTTAGAAAATTGCCTGGAAGATATGAATGTCATTAGCAATGCTCTTGCTACCGTGACTTCTAACGCTTCACGCTTTTCGAATGCAAATAGCACTCCGAAAGCATTCCCGAAGCGTGTACACACAAAATTTAAGATGCGTCCTCGTTTCGGCGGCATCACAAGGTCGACGAGGCCCGGTTTTGCAGATTCCCATGAGTTCAGACTGCCGCAAACGGAAGGTATTCCGGTTGCTGAGAGTGACACCGCAGCTCAACTTGCGGATATTGAACAAAGGCTCGCAGAGCTGACGGCGAAACACGTCCAGTTGACCCATAACATTTCAGGTTACAGCGCGGAACAAATCCGCGATACTTTCGGTGAAAGCCGTTACGAGGACTTGAAGAACGTTGACCTGTCCATACGCGGTTTAGAAGGCTTCGTTAACAAGTTCATCCGTGATGCTGAACAGCCACATCCGTACCTGAAACGCTTGAGTGACGCTATCACTGAGTACCGTCTGGCGGTTTCTGACCTCCTGATGATTTTAAATCAGTGCTTTAACGAAGTTGAGGTTATCGAATCGCAGACAGGTCTCATTGATGAGGACGTCTTCGCAAACTTCTCCTTCCATTAAGGCTGATCGATGAAAGTCACATGGAACAGTGATAGTTACGCCCAATTTTTGGAGCCGGTCTTCAGAGTAATGCCTGATCTGGAGACCTCATTACTTACTGATTTTGTGAGTTTTAAGAACGGCTTTTATCCGGCCGTTTTTGGCAAAGATGGCCCCTATACCGAACCTGGTTCTGTAGTTTCCTCTCGTGTTTACCACGTTCATCTCTTATTCACCAAGCAAGAACGAAATAGTCACCGCAACAGGTTCAACTGTACAAGCGACCGCGCCCTCGTTTATACCCAGCACGCCAAGTTTCAGGACGTGTATAGTCTGCTGGCCATCTTCCCGAAAGAGGCACACAAAACAGCCAGTGATCCAGTCAAAATGAGCGACATCGCCAAATACGCGGCAGCCTTCCAGAAATTAACAAACCCGTAGTTACCTGCAGCTCCATGCCTTTCTCATTCGTAGCGTGGTTCTATTGCGATAATTTTCATATTTTTTAGGCAATTAATCTAGTCTTTGCGCGTATGCATAAATATACGAGAAATAACGGTACAGAAAGCGGCAGGCAAAATAACCACAAAATAATGAACATGCCATACACACCGCTATTCACGCCAATGTGACGATCCCAAAAGGGTTTGGTCATTATCTTAAGGGCTAGTTTCTCCGAAGTATAATATGAGAATGGGTACAGGACGGCGCTTAAAACAAGATATGTAACCACAAATGGCATATAAGGAACATAGGCAGGAAAAATGAGTCCGTCATTCATATCGCGCACTATAAAATAGATCAGATAGCCATAACCACACCATCCCCATAAGCAGTGCCGTAAATAATATTTTAAGGTCATCATCTATGATTCCTTCATAGCTATACCATTAAAGCTATCATAACATGAATTGACGAATTCCCCTTCGAGACCAAGCGGCATCGAGACAGCCATAGACGCAAACATGACTAAACTGGCACCGGACAACGATGGGACATAACGCAAAGACAAGGGTGATGTCGCAAACAAACAAGCGGGAAATGGCACGGCCCTGATGACTAATTTTCAAAAAAAGGCCTTTCTATGATTCCATACTTGGTAGGTATGGAATCATTAGACAAAAGAGGGTATTTTAGGTTGATCTCAATAAAAACAATGCCTAATATACTGTATATAAACACAGTATAAAAAGCGTCATACAGTGGCCAGATTATGAAAAACACGTTTGACAGAGCACGCGCAGCGGAAAACACGTCACAGGAAGCGATCACCTATCTGGATCGAGCATCGCAGATGGATGCCAGGTCGGTCTCGATGCAGGGCGCCGATCTGACTTTCGCCGACGCATTCATGTTATTCACTCGCTTATCATTATTGATAACTCGCCGCCGGCCCGAGATAGCTGTCCATTGTGTTTTGATACATGTTCTCCCGCATATCGCTCAGGAAAAAGTAAGTAACCTGAATAGAATAATGGTGAATCAGCTGGTCAACCCGCTGATCCTTGAAGGGAAGATCGTGATGGGGCGCCGTGTTTTTTCCATCATGAAGCAGTTCCTGGGATGGTGTGCCTTCCAGGGGATTATCGAAACATCGCCCCTGAATGATATATCGCTGAACAAAGTTGCCGGCGGCGCGAAGACGGCCCCGCGGGAACGATGCCTGACGGACGCAGAGGTTTGGGTATTCTGGAATGTCTGGGACTATTTCGACGTATGTCCAGGCACGAAATGGGCGGCAAGACTTTGCCTCGTAGCTGCCAGACGTCCAGATGAAGTGCTGCGGGCCAGAGTAAGCGAGTTCGACCTTAAGCTAAATGTATGGAATCAAGGATCTCGCAACAAATCGGCCCGGTCGCACACCCTTCCGATGAGCTCACTGATGCGGAAGTGCGTAGAAGAATTGATTGCTTATGGCGCCGGCAGCCAGTGGCTCGTCCCGTCGAACAAAAAGAAAGCTGATACGCCAATGTCAAAGGTTGCAATAGCCCAGGCGTTGAGGCGGATTCTAGAGCGACCAGAGCTTGGGGAAGTGGAGTCGTTTACCCCACGTGATCTGCGTAGAACGGCACGCAGCTACTTTCCAGCCCTTAATATTTCACAGGAAGTATCACGTAAGATCATGAATCATAGTCTGGAAGGTATCGACCGTGTATACGACCGATATGACTACATGGATCAGATGCGAGAAGCCCTTGAGAGCTTCTCATCGTACATCTCGTCGATTGTTGAGCAACCAGATTTAGAAGAAATTGACCACAAAATGAAGGGAGATCGCCTATCCACCGAGCTGATCAGAGTAAACTTCTCATAGCTTTTTAATTGCTTCCACAACCTGCTCAACACCATCAGTTTGAGCCGGAAAGCGGTTGCGGAAAGCTGCGAGAACCTCACGTTCTTCCGGAGTCAGCGGCGCGATGCCCTGGTCTCGTAAAAAATCTGCCAGCTCAGGCTGACGGTCTTCAAGAACCATCATCATGAGACGTACTGGGTCTGCATTCAGTGCTTCTGCCAGTGGTAGCACTTTCTCTACCGGCAGCGGAATTCTTCCCTTTTTTATCAGGGACAAAATGTTGGGATTCTTGTAACCAATCTCACGGGAGATCGCCGACTGACTTTTTGGCGAGACAGTGATTAAAGAATCGATGTAGGCGACGTAACGAGCGGTCTTCTCATCGGCCATTGTCATTGTAGTTACTATCCTCGTGTGATCTTATTTTATGGTAAGTACTTACCGATATTACAGCAACGGCCAATATTGTAAAGTCTTACCGGCGGCTATTTGCAGGCACTTATTGTCCATAAATCACACAAAACAAGGCATAAACGAATATAACCCGGTACTTCTGTTGATTTTTTTGATTATTTTTGTTTAAGACATTACGATACATTTTTATTAACTTTTATATCAATAGGTAGTACCATCTCCTCCAAATGAAACCTGTTGATTAGGATGCTATTAATGGAAAAATTGTCATCTAATTTACTTGCTCTGAACGTAGGCAATGTTTTCGCGCTGACACACCTGGAGGCTGCAGAAGTACTATCTGAATTACCAAATCACCAGGTAAAGGTTAGAGCGCGCGACGCTACTGTTTTCCGGTTCTCCCTGGAAAATGGCTCTTTCACGCTGATCAATACTGGCGACCTCTCCTTCGCGGTTCGAATCAACTAAAATTTATAACCCGCCTATAACTCATTGATCCCCTGCGCGAATTGCTTCCTCCCCTGTTCGCGCAGTATTATTTTCTTATATCTGAAAACAATTTGTTTACTCGATAAGGAAAGCACATGGCAACCAAACCCAGCAAAACTGTACTCAAAGAGGTACAGGACTTCCGCGATTCCGTAAAACGCGTCGTTGGTCTTCTTTCGGGCAAGAACATTCCTGTAGCTGAATGCGGAGATACAGCATACGTTCGCTACAATAAAAAGGGTGAGCCAGTCATGGTTAACATCCCATCCATACCAGATGACGCAAGCCCTGCGCTTATGAATGCCATACGTGGATTCCTTGATCACGAGGTTGGCCATCTCCTTTTCACAGACGAAAAAGTCGTCAAGAAAATGCGCAACACAAAGGCATTCGGACTCTGGAATGCCCTGGAAGACGTCTACATCGAACGTCGCATGAGTGAAGTGTTCACCGGCAGCCGGCGCAACCTATTGTCCACACGTAACCTCATGATTGATAAATATTTTAATCCCCACATTAAAAAGGCGGTAGCGATGTGCCGCGGGGATCAACGCGAGTTGTTTCTAAAGTTCTTCCTCTGTCCGGTTCTACGGGCGTGGGATGGCCAACCAACTTTTGCTGATTTCATGGAGGAGCACTGGCGCCTCATCGATAAGCCTATTGCCGTTCTGAAAGAGTTCGGCGTCGATGAAGCTGTCCGTCGTATGGATAGCACTGAGGATTGCGTCAAGGTTGCTGCAGCCATGGCTAAGATCCTGCGAGAAATGACGGAGAACCCAGAAGGCCCATTGCCTGAGCGCGAGTCCTCTGCAACCAAAAAGAGCAAACCCGAGAAAAAGGCCAAACCAGAGGAAGACTGTTCAGACGAGCCAGCTGCTGGACACGATACTGAGGCTCATGACGAAGAGGAGCCCGACAGGACACCAGACGACTTTAGCGCTGACGATGATGGTGATAAAAATCCAGACAAATTGATAGGTAAGCACATACCTAATGATGATGAAGATATAAATGATACAGAAAGTGATACTGGAGATAGAGATTCCGGCTGTGAAAAAGTTGATGACTTGCCTGACGGCGGAGAAACGGCAGTAGATGAGCCTGCTACAACTCTGGGTTCGGATGCAGGCGAAGAAGTGGATGATGAAGGTGATTACAACCCATACACGGATGATAGCGCTAAGGACAGGCCCGGCAGCTCCTCTGATGATAGCGAAGCTGTCGAGGACGGTGAAGGTGAAGGCAAGGCAGACAAAGACGGTGGCAAGGAGAAGGATGAAGGGGATCGAGACACCTCTGATGAATGCGATGCCGGCTTTGCCCCAAACGCTGACGATATGTCTCTTGATGATGCTCTCAAGGCATTAGAAAACGTCGATGAAGAGATAGGTTCTTCCACCGAAGATGCGCTGGCGTCGGCAATCAAGTCGGAGCTGGCCAGCGCATCATTATCTGATTACCGGCCATACAATCGCTCCTACGACTTCCTGGGGCCAATTGACGAGGCGGAAGGGCATATTATGCGCGCCAGAAAAGCTTTCGGCGCAATCCCTATGTATTCGCCCGTAGATCGCTACCGCATTGTTCCAGAGGGCAGAAAACTGTTTGAGATGAAGGTGGAGAAGCATCTGTCTTCCTCGGTGTCATCTACCTTGGCCAAAGACCTGGAGCGCGCGATCGCCAGTCGCAACCGTGTTCAGTTCATCCCTGGCCAGCGTCGTGGACGCGTACATGGGGCGAGTCTTTACCGACTGTCGATGAATGACGATCGGGTATTCCGGAGAAAAGAAGACCACAAGGCCGTGAACGCGTGCGTTCAACAGGTCATCGATTTGTCAGGTTCAATGGGCGGCCGCAAAATCGAGCTCGCGCTGGCATCCGCATACACACTGGCTGACGCCCTAGATCGTATCCACGTGCCGAACGTCATAACCGGCTTCACTACGTATGGCAATCCGGATGTAGCAACTATGTCGAAACGTGGGTTTAGCCGCTTTGAAGCGCTTATGCTGCCGATTATTAAAAACTGGCATGAAAAAGTGAACTCCCCAGAGATACGTGCTCGTATGGGCTGTGTGGCGGAGACATTCCCCCTGCTAAACAACGTGGATGGCGAGAGCATCGCACAGCTGGCTTCTCTGTTCGCAGGGCGCATGGAAGACAAGAAGATCATGATTGTGCAGAGCGACGGCGCCCCATGCGCTGCGGGAGATGGCTTTAGTAACCATCTGCGCTCTGTAACGAATGACATCGAAAGCAGAAGTGACATCAACCTGTTGGCCATTGGCATTCTTACGGACGCGCCGCGCCGGTATTACAAAAACTATGCGCTAGTGAATAAGGTCGAAGAGTTGGGTACGTCAGTTGTCAGCGAGTTATCCCGTATCATTTTAGAGTAAATCTTGCGCCCTGTAAAATAAGTAACTAGTTACTATAAAGCCTGATACATTCGTATAGAATAGAGCCCAGAAACGACAACAAGTAAGGAAAAACACATGACCGCGACTGCGCTACCACAAGACGCCCACTCTGATGCCGTCACCTGCAAATGGTGCGGAAAATCCTTCCATCACCTCAAATCCCACATTTCGATGGGTCGTTGCGAAGGAATTCCGGAAGAAGCCAAAGGGCTTGGTGTGGATGACGTAGTGAAAATGTACACCACAGCATTCCCCGGGGAACCAACGCTGTCTCCAAAGGCCATTGAAGCGTTAAAGAATAAACGCTCTGAGAAGGCTGGAGCAGACGGCAAAATCGCGGATATCAGTTCCCACCCCGGCTATGCAGGGACAGTCGAATACAAAACTGAGCTTGTCGCCGCGCACGAGCTGCTTGGCCTGACCATCAAGGAACTTGGCACGCCCCGAGGCAAACCCCTTCAGGTGACGGTCAACATCAACACGCCATATCCGGAGTTCGTGCCAGAAGTGAAAGCCGGCTATGTATACGGCGACTTCGATCTGATTAAAGACATCTTCATGATGCTGGAGATCGGCATTCCTGGTTATCTGTGGGGTCATGCTGGTACGGGGAAAACCTCCCTGCCAACCCAGCTTTGCGCGCTCCTGAATCGCCCGGTTATCCGCTCACAGCATACGGCATCAACTGAGGAAGCCCATATTACGGGCCAGATTCTGGCGCGAGAAGGCACAACCTACTTTGAACCTGGGCTTCTGTCGCTGGCGATGAAGAACGGTTGGGTCTATCTGGCAGACGAATACGATTTTGCGTTCCCGCAGATTCTGGGGATCTACCAGCCAGTTCTTGAAGGCGAACCACTCGTAATCAAAGAAGCGACACCAGACTGGCGTCGCGTGGCGCCGCATAAGCGCTTCGCCTTCATCGGTACAGGCAACACTAATGGTTCAGGTGATGAAACGGGGCTTTATCAAGGAACGAACATCCAGAACGCGGCTAACTTCTCTCGCTTTGGCATCGTATCTCACGTCAAGTACATGAAGCCTGGTGCTGAGGTAAACATGCTGGTCGAAGCGGGAATCATCCGTGAATACGCCGAAAAAATGGTTAAGTTCGCCAATCTGGTACGAGACGGGTATGAGCAGCACCTGATCAGCCAACCAATCGGCCCGCGTGAGCTGCTTCTGTCCGCAAAAATCGGAATGATGCGAGGTGATTTCGCAGCCGGCATCGAGAAGTCATTCATCAATAAACTCCCCTCCACCTCTGCGCAAGCGGCGCGTGAAGTGGTTCAGAAAATCTTCGGTTAATCGTGCGTAAAGGTTGTTTTGGATCTCTTATCGCAGCTTCTGAAACTGGCGCGGCCTGTTTGTCATGCGCTCACAGGCCTGACTGCCACCAGGCAGCCAAAGGAGTTGCGATTTCGATATACGGGAAGTTCGTCGGCTTCCACAACGACAAAATTAAGAAAAAACAGAAGGTAAAAACACATGAAAGCACTGATGGTCAGGACTGATTTTTCCCTGGGAGAATCAGCACTGAAAGCAGAGCACGCAGTAAAGGTAGCAAAGGAGGCTGGCTACACCGCGGTTATCTCTGCTGACACGATGAATATCGCCAGCGTTATCCCCCTGCAGCGAGCAGCTGGCGATGAGATGGCGGTGATCTGTGGTGTTAAGCTGAATGTTGTCGACGATCCAACATACGAGTACCGGGCTAAACTGGCTAAAGAGTCTAATGGATGTATGGAATCATTGGAGCGTGGACGTAACTACTGCTTCACCGCACTGATTAAAAACGAGCAAGGTTATCGCGACATTTGCGAACTAATGACCTTAGCCAATACCCGCGAGCAGTTTTACTTCGTGCCACGCCTGGCGCTCGACCAGTTGGCGGCTACATACGCTAAAGGCAATATACTGTTACTGACTTCGGATATCGGCAGCGTATTCCAGCGCCCGGATTTCGCTAAAATTATTAGTGCGCTGATTACTGCCGGTGGACGCGATAATTTCTACAGCGTCGTATATCCACACCCTACGCCATTCTATGACCAAATCAACGTGCGAGCCATGAAAGTGGCAAGCGCACTGAAAATCGAGCCCGTAGCGTTTTACCCAGCTTATTACGAAGGGGTTGATGACGCTGATATCAAAGACATCGCCCACATGGTGATGAACAATATCAAAGTCGATCAGCCACACCGGCTGCGTATCCCCCACCAGCGCGACAATGCAATAAATGGTCGTCGTCATCTGCTGCAGGCTCTGAAAGAGTTTTCTGTCCGTATGGGCGTATCTGTGTCTGCCGCTATGGCTTCTACAACCCAGGACTCCATTGTTAAAGCGTGCGAATGGCGCTGGCACGAGATGGCGCCGGCGCTGCCAAAAATGGCAGAAGATGAGCCTGCAACGTTGATGAAACTGGCTGTCGCAGGGCTTCGAAAACGTCTCAGCAACAAAGAATTTGGCTACACGCCACCAGCTTCCGAGCACCGCGTTTACGTCGATCGCCTCAAGTATGAAATGGAGACGCTCACTCGCCTGGGATTCTGCGGTTATTTCCTGATGGTTCGCGATCTGATGAATCATAGTCGCGAGACAGGTATTCCGGTCGGGCCAGGTCGTGGTTCATCCGCCGGCTCTCTGGTGGCATGGTGCATCGGCATTACCAACGTTGACCCTATCCGTCATGGCCTGCTGTTCGAACGTTTCATTAACCCTGAACGTCTCGACTTGCCGGATGCTGATCTGGACTTTAGCCAAGCGCGGCGCCATGAGGTGATCGAGTATCTGAATGCCCGATATGGCGAAGAGTATGTTGCAGGCATTCCGAACTTCACTTATCTGGGCGCCGCTTCCGCGCTGCGCGACACAGCTCGTATTTATGGCGTCGATGCGGCTGATATGGCTGTTTCCAAGGAGCTAAAGACCCTGGAGGATGACAGTCTGTCTCTGTCGGAGCTGCGCGAGCAGCTGGCCAGCCTGGACAAGTACGCCACCAAACATCCGGACGCATTTAAGGCGGCGAGCAAGTTGCAAAACCTGATGCGTGGCTTCGGCCGCCATGCTGCAGGGATGATTGTCGCTGGCGTACCTCTGACGGAACGTACCCCTGTAGAGCGACGTGGAGACGCGCGTTGCATCGCATTCGATAAACGATACTGCGAGGCCATGGGGCTGATCAAACTGGACGTTCTGGGCCTGGCCACTCTCGATCTGCTGGATAGCGCAAAACGTTACATCAAAGAGAGCACCGGCAAGGACATCAACCTCGATGCCATCCCACTGGATGATCGCAAAGTACTTGATGGATTCGCCGCGGGGTATACGCAAGGTGTGTTCCAGCTTGAGTCCGGCCCCATGAGGAAGCTACTCAAAGATCTGGGTGGTGGTATCGAGCCAATGAGCTTCAAAACCATTGTGGCCACAACTGCGCTTTTCAGACCAGGTCCAATTCAGTCAGGCATGTTGGACGACTATGTCTCCGTGGCAAAAGGTTTTATGGCTCCACATTCAATTCATCCGCGTCTTGAGGAAGCAACTAAAGAAACCAACGGCGTTTTACTCTATCAAGAGCAGATCATGAAAAGCTCTCGCGTACTCGCTGGATTCTCTATGGCGGAGGCTGATGCTCTGCGTTCCGCCATCGGTAAGAAGAACATGGAAAAGATGAAAGCGATCGGCAGCGATTTTGTGGAACGCGCTCAAGCAGGCTGGGTGACACTGTCACTTGAAAACGGAAGCACAGTAGAAGTCCACAAAAAGGCCAAGCTGATGTGCTCTGACGGCAAACGCAGAACCTATGACGAAGCGATTGGTGATAACGCTGATATTGTTGATTTTGGAGTTTGACGGTGGAAGAAATTTGGAAATCCATTCCTGAGTTTGAAGGTTATTACGAAGCATCCAGTTTAGGTCGCATTCGCTCTTTAGATGTTATACGAACAGCCCCCAATGGGGGCGAATGGGTGAAGAAGGGGCAAATCCTCAAACCTCGCGTAATCAATGATTTTGGACATCTGGGCGTGAAACTAAGCGTCAACGGCGTCAAATGCGACCGCACAGTTCATTATCTGGTAGCAACTGCATTCCACGGAGAACGACCAGAAGGCTTACTTATTCGTCATCTTGACGGAAGACCATCAAACAATGCGCCCTCCAATCTCGCGTATGGCACTCAAGTCGACAACATGGCTGACGCCATTGCACACGATACCGTTGAGTTTGGTGAGAGGCGCTACAACGCCAAGCTAACCAACGAAGTCGTCATTGCTATTCGCATTAAAAAGTCAGAAGGCGCTCTGAACAAAGACCTCGCGGCCGAATATGGTTTAACTGAGCTTTACATTCACCATATCGTCACCGGGAAGAAATGGGCACGAGTTGGTGGGCCGATCGTTGTCTCAAGAGCATCCAAAAAACTGGATGCTGAAGCAAGAGCTGAGGTGGTCGCCTTGCGCAAGGCTGGCGCAACCTATGAAAAGTTGCGAGAAAAATTCGGCATCTCTAACACTCAAATCGCAAATATCTTAAAAAAAGCTAGCGTTTGAAGCTAATGACGGGAAAAACACATGAAAATTGCCAAAGTTATTTCCGAGCAGGAAGGTCTTAGCCCTGAGAAAGCCCAAGAAATATGGGACGCCTTTGAGAAGTTCGGTGGATATGCCTTCAACAAATCACACTCCGTTGCCTACTCGCTGATCAGCTATCAGTCTATGTGGTTAAAGACACATTACCCTGCTGAGTTCTTCGCTGCTGCTCTCACCATTCTGGGCGAGGATAAGCACCAGGGGCTGGTTAAGGATGCGCTGACCTATGGCATTCGCGTATTGCCACCAGACGTTAACGTGTCATCTAACCGAATTGAGATCCGCACGCTGGAAGACGGCAGCCAGGTTCTGTATGCGCCATTCTCTGCTGTGAAAGGCTGCTCTGAGAATGGTTGCCAGGCCATCATGAGAGCGCGTGAGAAAGTTGGTGGCAAGTTCGAGTCGCTGGCGCAATTTGAGGAAGCGGTCGAGAAGCGAGCCTGTAACAGCCGAGTACGTGAGTCTCTACAAAAGGTTGGTGCATTCGCCTCTATTGAACCTGGCAGTATGCCGGCGACCGATCCGGAACGTCTGCGCGATCAGGCAGAGCTGATGGGCAATCTGGTGATCGATGCGGTGAAAGCTTCACGCCCATTTGAAATGAACCCAAAACGCTCTGCAGAGGTCAATGTGCTGATGACTCGCATGGCCGCAGAAATGGGTCTGGGCGATGAGTTGATACGACCAAGCATCGGCATTAAGCCAAAAATTATGGTCATACTCGACAATGCCAATGGCAATGATGCACGTACCGGCTACTTCATGGAGAACGGCTACGATGACTTCAAAGCCAAGTTGCTGGTTTCTGGTGACCTGCGTATGGGTGATTTGTATGTCACAGGCGTGTGTAAAAAGGTAAAGGATAAGGAAAAAGACTACACCAAAGATGAGATCGGCCAGTTTATCGACTTTATGCGGGAAGAGATAAATCTGGTTCGTCCAACTTACGTGCTGACGTGCGGCAGCCGGGCGACATCGCTGTTTAATAACAAGAGCAAGCCATCCGATCTTGTTGGGCGCAAAGAATATCTGCCAGACCTGGACGTGACCGTGTTCTATGGATTTAACCCGAACATTTTGTACTTCCGTCCAGAGGAAGGAGAAAAGCTGGAAGCCATTCTGGCAGAGGTAGCGGAGACTATTAACAAATGAATAAAGGAAAACACATGAGCGCAGCGGATAAAATTGCACAAGAGCTCACAGCAATACCACAGGGGTTTCAGGATAAGGCGATTGAAGCCACTCTGCGATCCCAGTTCTGGGAAATCATTGACTGCCCTGTCACGCTCGATCTGGCATTGGCGTTTGCAAAGCAGGATGGCGCCGACCCTATTTGTCGATTACGGAAATGCGCGCGTGCGCTGGCATTAAAAACGCAAGATCCAAAGGCGTGCCAATATCTGCTGGAGATTTATGAATCTGACAAACCAGAAGAAGAGCTGGCTTCATTTAAAGCGTTCCGCGCCCGTCTTGTCCTGAAGGTGGCCAAGGAGTTCATGGAGGTGAGCAAAATAGGCGACGTCAGAAGATACCGGCTTAAGAGGCAGACCAGAGTCACTCTATCAAACATTTTCGGTAGAAAAGTAGCATAAAGAAACCCGCCATATGGCGGGTTTTTTGTTTGCATACTCAATGTATAAGCCCTCCAGAACCTTCTCACATCCACGACAAATGCTCTACCACCTGATTTCTTCATGGTAAAATTGATACACACTAGTAAGTAGGCATATATCAAAATGAGCACCGAAATTTACGAAAAAATCATGACCGATCTGGAGTTCGATCGCGACAAACTGGAAGAGGTCTGGCGGCAGCAACCGAGGCTGTTGATGGAGTACGGCGCAAGACTAGCGCGCGCAGAACGAGAGGTTGCAGATGCTAAACTCTCCCTCGATGCCATAGAGGCAAAAATCTACGATATTGAGCGTAAGAACTTGAGTATGAACGGAATAAAGTTCAATGAATCGGTACTGGAAGCCAAGGTTCGCACAAGCCCACAATACCTTGCGAAGCGCCAAAAACTGGATGACGCGCGTCTGATTGCTGACATCTATAAGCACGCTGTCACTGCCTTCTCTCACCGTAGAGACATGATCGTGCAGGCCTCGAAAATGGCCATCGTAGAGATTGAACGACTGGGCGCCGAACGCTTCACCGCCACCCGATAATTTTTGATAGATAGTAAGTAAGTAGTGATCTATTATTATGTACGCTTTTAAGAGCCACGAACAAGCGAATGCCCCAAGCGCAAAGCGCCCATGGCCATAATCACAACAAGGAGAAATACATGTCTAAGTCATTACTTGATCTGCTTAACAAGACCCGCGGCGATATTGCTTCCAAACGAGGCAATAACGTCGACCTAACCCGTCTGAAAGACGGTAATAACTATCTGCGCATCTTCCCTAACAAGGACGATCAGAACGGTGTGTTCTTCCAGACTTTCGGTATGCACTACGTTAAGCATCAGAATGAGGAGGGCAAAGAAGTTACCACTGCCTATATCTGCGAACAGCACACCCACAATCGTGCGTGCCAGCTGTGTGAGATGGTGATGGAAGGTCGCGCTCGCTACAAAGGCAACAAGGCAATGGAAGAGCGTATCGGCCAAATGCGCGCTACTCCACGCTACCTGGTCAATGGCGTACTTTCAGCTCGTGAAGACTTTGGCGACGCAGAAAAATGCCAGCTGATTGAGCTCCCGTCCACTGTGTTCGATGATATCTGCAAAGTGATGTCTGAGGATATCGCAGATGATATCGGCAACCCGTTAAGCAAAGAAGAAGGCTATGCATTCCTGATCAAACGCACCGGCTCCGGTCGCGATACCAAGTACGACGTATCCCCAAAACGTAAAGTCTACAAGGGCGATATCCCTGAAAAACTGTGGTCGACCCAGCATGACCTGATCGCTTACGCCAATCAGGCTGATGAAACTCGTCTGCTGTCCACCGTTCGCACCATGGGGCGTCTCATTGGTATTGCTGCACCTGCCGCCGCCGCCGCTGCTATTTCCTCACCAGCTGCTGCCAGCGCAGCTACGCTGCCTGGTTTTGGCACCATCACTGGCCATACGGAAGGTGCAGCTGCTGTAGCCACGACCTCTACCCCTGAACCAGCAAAAACATCTCTGGTAGACGAAGAGATCTTGCGTGCCGCAGAGGCAGAGTTCGTACCAGAGCCGGAAGAAGTTAAAGCATCAGCTGCTGCCGCCACTACCACTGCAGCCGCGACCAGCACCTCTAATGACGATGAAGGTCTTGACGATCTGCTGGCGGAATTAGAATCGCTTTAATCCCAGGCCATGACTGTTAAGGCGTCTACGGACGCCTTACTTTTTGGAAGGAGTTTTCCGGTGAATTATCTCTTAGTGGATGGTAACAGCCTGGGCTATTACCACCAGCAATCTGACAAATTACATAACGGCGAAATGGAAGTTCAGGCGGTGTTTGGCTTCGTCAAAAACGTTCGTCGCTATGCGTCCATTCTTCACGCACGCCCCATGATCCTGTGGGACGGCTTTAGCGACAAGCGTCGCGACTATTACCCGGATTACAAAGCAAATCGCGATGAAGATCCGGAAATGAAGAAGATGAAAGAAGGCTTTGCAGTCCAGAAGCCTTACATCCTGAAAATGATGGCAGCCCTTGGCGTCAACCAGCTGATCGCCAAAGACGCTGAGGCCGATGACCTGGCGGGGATGCTGGTTGGTCGTCTTGCGCCACAACCAACGGTCGATCATATCTACCTGCTCACCGGCGACGGCGACTGGCTGCAGCTGGTTCGAGAAAAAGTCAGCTGGGTGAGCCTTCGTGAAGACGCCAAACACAAGCAGGTGAACTTTGAGCAGTTCCCTGAGCTGATCGGCCTGCCTACTCCTCGTGCTTTCCTCGAAGCCAAAGCTCTGCAGGGGGATACCTCCGACAACATCAAAGGTGTAGGCGGAATTGGTGACGGTGGCGCCAAGGAGTTGCTGCACGAATGGGGAAGCGTCGCCGCTATGGTGCGCGGCATTAACGACGGCTCGATCGTCATCAATAAAGGCCGATACAAAACGGCATTCAACAAACTGGCCAAAAATGCCTTCAACGAGAAGACCGGCTGCAGGATGCTGGAAGCCTTCAAACGCAACATGACGCTGATGAACCTCATCGATACCAAGTTCCCACCCAGCGAAATCGAAAAGATAAAAGGCGCACGTGATTTGAAAGCCTTTGAACTGCTCTGCCATGAGCTGAACTTCCGGTCATTCCTGGAAGATCTGGACGTGTTCGTTTTGCCTTTTGAGAGGTACTGCTGATGTTGAAATCACTCATCAACGGCAATACGACCACGCCTACGATGCTGGCTAAGGAGATTGTCTTCTTCCATGGAGAACATGCCGTTGTTGCACTACCGCGCATTCTCGGCGCGGCCGGCATGAGCGTGACAGAACGAGAGTACGGGCTGATTAGCGAACAGGTCGTCAAGATCCTCTCCCGCATGGCCAAACACCTCAACCACGACGCAATAAAGTTTGATGAAGCCGCCGCTTCCAAACGCATCAACGAAACAAAAGGAGCCTAAGAATGGCAAAAGGAAAATCAGCACTGGCAATGGCGTTAAAAAAGAAAATCGGCAGCAATGATGAGATCCAAAAGGTTTCACACTGGATTGATTCCGGCTTCCCTCCGCTGAATAAAGCCATCTCCGGGCGCTATGACGGCGGTTTCCCCAGCGGACGTATCGTTGAGATCTTTGGGCCGCCAAGTGCGGGGAAATGTGTTACCGCAGACACCATGCTGCTGACGGAGCGTGGAATGGTAACAGTGAAAGAACTGTTTGAGATTGAGGGGCACAAAGCAACATGCACTACTCGCGATGTAGAGCATAACGTTGGACTCATCAATGAAAATGGCGTGATAGAGAAGACCTCACACCTGACATGGAACAACCGTCGCAAATTCAAGCGCATTAAGCTGGCATCAGGGGGTTACATCGAGGTTACGTTCCGTCACCCAATTCGTGTGGTTGACGACTTAGGCAATATCGTCTGGCGGTATGCTGAAAAAATCAGTGTAGGCGACACGATTCCTTCAATGGTTGGCACACATCAATTCGGCGATCAGCACTTGGATGCCAATATCGCAAAACTGATGGGCTATTTAATTGCTGACGGATACGTGGCCTCTGAAAATTCTGTGCATTTTTCTAACACAGATCCATTCATCAAGGATGAGTACTACCGCCTCATTTCGCTGGTATCAGACAAGATGCCAGTTACGAGAAAACATAACGGCTCGGAAGACCATGTGCTGTTTAGCAAAGAGGTGCGTTCGCTGCTTTTTAAAGAATATGGTCTGGAGTATGAGAAAGCTGCTGGCAAGCAGGTTCCGTTGAGTGTGCGTCGCGCCAATAGCGAGGCTCAAATTGCATTCCTTCGCGGCTACTTTGAGCTGGAATGCCACGTCAATGATGGTCGCAGCATCGAGGTGGTTAGCGCGAGTGAGCTGCTGCTACAACAGATTCGCCTCATGCTCCTGAATCTGGGGATTACGTCAACTATCTCTGAAAAATACGTCGCAGGTTATAAAAACACATATTACCGGCTATCATTCAGTGGCTCTAACTACGATCTTTTCCTGTCAACGATTGGGTTCGAGTCTCCGGCACGTTTAGCAGTGGCAACCAAACGGGACATTAGTTTTGATCGCACTTATTCAGGCTACGTTCCGCACATCAGCGGCTTAGTGAAATCACTCTTCGAGTCACTCACCAAGACCTCACGTGAAGACTACGCTCTGGTAGATCACATAATTGGCCGCGACGATAATGTCGGAATAGACAAACTGCGAGAAATCTATGCCTCCTTCATTGGCAGAAAGAATCGATTTAACGAGCATCTGTTTGCACAACTGGCAGCGGTAATTGATTCTAACTTGTTCTACGACGAAGTCGTGGCTATTGAGGAAGGTGAAGCACCAACGTTCGACGTAGCGATGCCGGAAACACACTCTTTCTGGTCTAACGGGATTATCAGCCACAACACATTCCTCGCGACGGCCGCCATGGTCTCCGCTCAGAAACAGGAGGGTCTGGCTGTATTCCTCGACCACGAAAACAGCTTTGATGTTGGTCTGGCGGTGGCAAACGGCCTGAATGCGGATGAGGATGACGGCCAGTGGGTCTATAAGCAGCCGGACACGTTCGAAGAATCGGTTGAGCTGATCGGCACCATCCTGAAACTGGTGCGAGACGAAGAGCTGATCCCCGCAGACGCCCCTATTTGCATCGTAGCCGACTCCCTTGCGTCAATGGTGCCAAACTCCAAAGCCGAGAAGTTCGACAAAATGGCGGAAGGTACAGCGAAGGATAAAGATCAGCTAAACATGAACGATAATACGGCCCTGGCTCGCGCCACGAGCGCCAACTTTCCAACGCTGGCGCTATGGGCGCGCAAGTACAATGCCTGCATTATTTTCCTTAACCAGGTTCGTACAAAAATCGGCGTGATGTTTGGCGATCCGACCACCTCCCCTGGTGGTGATTCTCCGAAGTTCTACGCCTCAGTACGTATTCGTCTTGGCGCTTCTGTCATGAAGGATGGCAAAGATAAGATCGGTCAGGACGTTGGCGCCGAGTGCATCAAAAACAAAGTGGCACCGCCATTCGGCAAATGCTCATGGAAATTCTACTTCGACCCGACCCGCGGTCTGGACGTTATCGAGTCACTGGTTGAGCATATGCTCGAAGAAGGATACCTGCCAAAGAATGCCAGCGGCCGCGTAGAGATTGGCGACAAGAAGTATACCAAATCGCAGATCGTCGACATGTATCGTGATAAGCCCCTTCCGGAGATCATTGCGGCACTACAAGCCATCGACGAACGTCGAACTAAAGAGTCTGCTTCAGCCGAAACAGAAGAAGCGTAATCACAGGGCGTCCATTGGACGCCTTTATATTTTGTTTATTATCACCAATAAGAAAACAACTTGGTTACTAATATGAAATTAATCCCAATTCCAACGTCAAATGTGACAGTGCCACGTAGTTACCGGGTAGCCATCCTAGACGCCTGGTGGTTGGTGAAGGAGGAATCAAAGTGAAGAGACTCTGGGATGCGGCCAATGCCGCGCTCGATGTTATCGACGCAGAAATCGCACAAGGCTTACCTGAGCCTGAATGGGCCGCTCAGCTGCGCGAGGTCATTGCTCTAATAGATGAGCCATCACCTGAACAGGACGATTGTTCCCCTTCTCTCGATCAGAATAATAAGTAAGTACATACACCAAAAATGAGAAACACATGAGAATATTAGTTTGGATATCGGCCAGTACTGACAGTGATGTTTAGCCACTGCTTATGGTGAATGGCTCTGGACTGGCCAACTTTAGGGAGTTCCAGGCCTTAGCGCTCTTCCGGAGCCATTTACAGCTCAAAATATATAAGTTAGTATTTACCTATTATGAAGATATACATAGATATCCTGTTACTCATCTTTTCAATACTGTTTATGTTGGACTGCCTGATGATCGGGGCACTCAAGAAAGCTCCGTCACCTGTCAACGGAACCACTGTGAACATGCTCGCACTGGTGCTGGTCGTCACCTCTACAGCACAGGTCTACACAGGGATAGTGGTATGAGAAAAATAACATTACTGCTGGCCGCCCTCTCCTTCTCTCTACTGGCGGATACCCGAATTTACCAATGCGATATGACCGTATCGCAGGTGAAAAATGATCAAATCAGCAGACCTACTAAAGCTGACTTCGGCGCGCTGGTCGTTGATAGCGGAGAGCAGTTTTATGTCGTCCGCGGCGATGAGGTTCTCTCATCTCCATATCTGGCTAAACGCAACGGTAAACTGGTTGGCGTTGGCGAGGACAAGCTTATCTACAACAAATCCCACGACGTCTACGGCGTTCATAGCAAAGACCAAAGTTTCTTTTTCGACGGATGTAAGGAGGTTGGTTAATGGCTCTCACAATGACTGGTCTGGAGATTGAGAAAACAAGCGGCTACTGGAGAGCGAAAGGCTTCCGAAAACCGGACATGCTGGAGCGTCTGGAACGCGAAGACGGTTACATCATCCACCAGCGTCGGGAATGGCGCATGTTTGATCCTGAAACCGGGAAACTCACATCGAAAGCACAAACGCTTTGGGGTTTGCTCAAGCAGATTCACTAACCGATGTTTCTGCAGCGCGTTTTAAGTGTGACGGAATAACATTTGTTAGTAACCACCAACCTAGCATTCATGCGGGTTAGCAGGTTAGTGACCACTGGGGAAGCCATATTGTTATCTACACGGGCCTGACGCAAAGCAACGAATGCGTCGCCCGTTTTCAGGATATCTAATTCAGTGCTGTATTACCGCTCACAGCATACGTTGCCAGTGAATTACCGCTGGCAGCATACCTTGTGCCGTTCACAGCATACGTTTTACCGCTGACAGCATATCTTTCACCGCTGACAGCATACATTCATAGGGCAGCAGTTGCCCTTAGACGTTAGCCATGTCGATTTATATAGACCGCAGATAGTGGAAATGTACCGCTGACAGCATACGTTTTACCGCTGACAGCATACATTGAGACAAAAGAACCGCTGACAGCATATGTTGAACCGCTGACAGCGTATCAAAGCAACTTGAGGCTATTGGTGAGTATCTCGATCAGCTTGATATTCTCTGGCGTCAGGTTCTGCGACAGCTCAGAAATTTTGTTTTTGAGGTTCTGTTTCGCATCAATTTCACCCTTCGCTTCTTCTGCCTGCTTAGGCGCCTCTGGCTTCTCGGGTTTGCTCGATGTTACTTTCAGTTTTGGGTTACGACTGTGGATCTGGATGTAGACAGAACGGCCACGCTTAACCTCGCTATATTCGAGATAGCCCAGCTCTTGCAGTGACTTCAATCCGTTCCTGATAGTCTGGTTTTGCGAACTGACGTTACGCGTGCTCAGATTGAGCCTGGCGCGCAGCCGGGCAAGAGATACCGGTGCCGGCTTAGGAGGAAGACTTTCGATGAAAGTATACAGCGCCTGGGCCGTCTCTTTGCGCGGGAGCTTGTTGATGACCTTCAACTGCAGCAGAACTTTGTGGTCAAAGCGATAGAGCTCAGACAGCTTAGGTTCAGCATAAAAGACAATGGAGTCTTTCTTCTCGTTGTAATCAACGCTGTTTATGAGGTGAACCATCAACAGGGATATCTTGTTGGTGTCGTCGACGTTCTTCTCTTCATGAGTGCGCTGGAACGACAACGTCGTGCGCATGATCTTGAGCAGGCTGTTTGTCAGGCGGTCTCGCAGGGTTTTGCGGATCTGCGAGGACGGGTAGCCGCAGAACTTGGCGAACTTCGTGATGCTCAGCTCAACGCGCCCGGTTGGCTCGCCGTATTCAGCCAGAGAGCGAACAACACCAACCCAGGTTTTGAAGTCATGATCCATATCCAGTCGCGGACCGGTGATTTTAATGTTTGAATAACCCTCTGACCGCGCGACTTCCAGCTGGACAAGCTCTCTGGATGCGTCGATCATGTTGGACTTGTTGCGAGAGCTATTCTTCGTTCCTTTGAGTGTCGGCACGAAGAGGCCAAGACGCATTAAAGCGATTGGCTGCACCGTGTTGTTGCTGTTAGGAACTAAATCACCTGTGTACAAAGTGAGAGCTTCTTCCTCAGGAATTTCGTTGTCTTCAGGTATTTCTTTGATATCGCTCTCTATTTTCTTTCTTGTGGACATGTGGATACCTTTTGGTTCTAACCGCTGACAGCATACGTCAATTACCGCTGATAGCATACACAAAACCGTTGGCAGCATATACCGTACCGCTGACAGCATATCTTTTACCGCTGACAGCATACACGGATCAGCCCTTAGCCCAGGCGTGGCGCGGCCTGCGGCGATCGGGGATCTCTTTGGATCTGTTTGGGGATCTGTTATAGGGATCTTATTATTGGGATCTATCCAGTGGATAAGTGGATAAGTAAAACAGGCATTTGCGATTACAGATGTGCCTAGTAAGCTATCGTGGTTCCGGTCAACAATCACTAAAACGAGAACATGGACTTAAAACGCACACGTTGGGTACGCCGTCTGGAAGACGGAACCTACACCATAGAATCAAACTCCACAC